TGCCAAACTACTTTGGCCTGGTATCAATGCTCTGTATGGTAAAGCATACAATGACTATCCCCAAGAGTGGAAGTCACTTGGCTTTGAGATGAATAAATCAAGTAAAGCCTATGAAGAAGACGTTGGTCTATCTTCATTTGGTCTAGCTGGTGTTAAATCTGAAGGTGGCCCTATCAGTTATGATACCGAACGTCAGGGCTTTACGACTCGTTATAACCATGTAGTATATGCTCTTGGTTTTATCGTTACTCGTGAAATCTATGAAGATGACCAGTATGATCAAGTTTGTAAGCGTAAAGCTGGTGCCCTTGCTCGTAGTATGAATCAAACCAAAGAGATTGTTGCTGCTAATATCTTTAACCGGATTACTGATACTAACTATCTAGGTGGTGATGGTAGTCCTCTAATCTCTACAACCCATGCTAACGTAGCTGGTGGTATTTGGAGCAATTCTCCTTCTACTGCTGCTGACATGAGTGAGGCATCACTAGAACAGGCTGTTATTGACATTGCTGCTTTCCGTGATGATCGTGGTCTGTTGATTGCTTGTAAGCCTAAAAAACTTATTGTTCGTCCTGATCTTCAGTTTGAAACCAAGCGTATTCTTGGTTCAGAGGGTCGTATTGGTACTGATAACAACGATCTAAATGCTATCAAGACTATGGGTGTTATCCCTGAAGTTGTTATTAACCACTATCTAACTGACGTTGATCAGTGGACTATCATCACTGATGTTCAGGATGGTCTCAAACACTTTGAGCGTCGTGCTGATCAGTTTGAGATGGACAATGACTTTGATACTGAGAACGCTAAGTACAAAGCCACAGGTCGTTACTCCTTTGGTTGGTCAGATCCCCGTTGTGCCTATGGCTCAATTGGTGTCTGATAAATAAATAGGTGGCCCTTCGGGGCTGCCGTCTAAAGGAGAAATAAATATGGCTATTGTTAATATGAGTTATCCAAAGCCACGGGCCGCTCAAACAAAGTTAGCTGCGATGACGTATGCTGATACTACTGCAAGAGAACTTTTTGTTCTCCCTAAAAATGCAGTGATTTTGGGTATCTATGTGCTTGGTGCTACGGCCTCTAATGCTGGTACTACTGGTACGCTTAGTATTGGTTCTAGTATAACGGCTACTGAGTATATGTCTGGTTTTGATGTTAAAACCGCAGCTACTGGTGTTGGTTATAACCCTGCTGGTGGTAAAGCTGTTGGCAGCGCTATGGCAACCCCACTAACTACCGATGTCCATGTATACGGAATCTACGCTGAAACAGGTGCTGGTGCTTCTGCTGGTGCTTGGACTATCAAGGTCGAGTACTTCGTAACTGGCCCACAAGAAACACTATAATTTAGAATAAGTTGTAAGATGTCTACAGAGACAGTTTTCAGAGATAATATACTGGAGCTGTCTCTTTTTTTTTAAATGTGTCGTATGGAACACTCGTCCATACCGAGGAGGAATCCTCTACAAAAGGAGTAATGAATAATGGCAATGAATACTATTAAAGTCATGGGTGGATCTTTCGCAAAAGGAACATTCAATGGTACTACCCCTACCGAAATCAAAATGAGGTATGCACCTCTTCCAGCAACTGTCTGGGTACGTCCCACTGCTGGGACTGTTTCGGTGCTATATAGCGTTGATGAAGCTGTCAACTACATAGCAGTTACTGCGTTAACGACTGCATCAGCTTATTCAGACACGGTACTTACAGGCCCAATTACTAACCTGAAGTTTGTAGGTGATGGGGGAACTGCTGCTGGTACTTGGGGGGTATGTTAAGATGAGTACGAATGCTCCATTTAATCGGGCGGTCGCATCCACCAACACAGTAGACTTACGGGATTTTAACGGTTACAGCAGCACTGGCCTAAATGACCAGACTTCTACCGTTCAGAATGCCATTAACCAGCTACAGACACTCGGTAGCGGTACGCTATTTATCCCCGGCGTTACCTTGCCTTGTGGGCAGCTAAATGTACAGGGCGGTGCCCCAACCCTGAATGGCGGGTATCAGGGCGGCATCCAGATAGTTGGCGAGGACAAGGTAAGAACCAAGTTCCAGGCAACAGGAAGCAAGTTATTTGTCGTTGATGTAACTGCCACGCCTACAGGCGGAAACTCTGCGATGGCGATGTTGGCGTTCAAGAATTTTCATATTAGTGGATTAGGTCGCGCCTCTACTGGCAGCGTTGGATTTGATGTAGGCCCACAGGGGGCTTACCAAATGACCCCAAATGACATTTTATTCGATCAAATCTGGATGTCTGATTTTGAAAACCTGTGCCGCTTTGATGACACGACCACGCTTCACTTCTACCGCAATTATTTCACCAATTACGTCAAAGCCATCAGGCTCGGATACAACCACGACAACATGCTGGTTGAATTCTGTCGTTTTGGTGAGAATCAACAAGCAATTGGCGGAGCTCAGAGTGAAATTGCCATTGCATACGACTACATAAGCCCGCGATTCCCTGGTGCCACGACATTAGGTGGCGCACAGAATCACCGTTATCAAAATAACTGGTTCATGCGGCAAGGTCTTGTCATGGATATTTGGGATCCATCGGCCTCTGATATTCACATGGATGGCAACTATTTTGAGTCCTGCCTGCATTATGCGCAGATCGGCAATGCGACTACCACGCAGGCGCCTACCCGTGTTATTTGGCAGAACAACACATTCGCTCGCGTCGCCGCGTCAGAAAACATACAGACGCAGGCAATGTTCAAATTCATGCACGCCAATGCCTTCGGAAGTTTTACTCTTAAAGACAATACCTGTGACACTATAGATGGCCCGAAATATGGATGGATAACATCTGGTTCTGCTTCAAGTATCAATTATGACAATAACTCACTTCCGGCAACGGGCACGGGCGTTGTATCTCCGTACCACCTGATGGTTGGAACCAAGAATATCGTGGTTCCGAATGGCAATAAATACCAACTAGGAAATTCAAGTGTTGTCGGTAATACGCAGCAATTTAACGCAAGTGGTCAAGATGGTATTCCGAACACTTCCGTCGAGGTAAACAACGCATCGTCCACCGGCACTGTGATGGCTCGGTACACAACCCGCGCAGCGTCCAGCGAAGGCTATGGCGGCCCTTCCGTAGCGAATGGTGGCCCGCACCTTGATATTGGCCCTGTATCAATAGCAAACGGCGATAGATATTGTCTAGTGATGGGAGGTGTGAAGACGTTACAAGGTACAGCATTGCCCACAGCTCACGCCAACTTACGTGGTGTGTCATACCTCACGCAGGGCGGAACCGGAGTGGCTGATACACTTAAAATGTGCATTAAAGATTCGTCTGATGCCTATGTTTGGAAATCAATCACTCTGTCTTGATAACAACACCTTTTAAAAGCATAAAATGATACCAGAAACAATAAGTGCCAAAGAAATAGCAATAGAGGTAATTAGAGAAATGAAGGAAGGTGGGCATGCCCTCTGGATTGACCCTGAAACCCATGCAATCCAACATGAATTTATAGCTGAGATGATTGCAGAAAGAAAAGAAAGGGGGGCACGAAGAAAGAGGATAGAAGAAAAGATTGCAGGTAGCGTTATCTTATCAGGAGTTCTCTTTTTAGTGGGACTTATTGGAGCAGGGTTTATTCAATGGGTAGAGACACATTTAAAGGTATAAAATATGTCTAGGGGATGGAATTATAAAAGTGGTGATTGGTACGTCCTTTGCGATGTATGTAATCTAAAGATTAAGGCATCTAATAGTAAGCATAGGTGGGATGGGTTTATAGTTTGTGATTGTTGCTTTGAACAAAGACATAGCCAAGACTTTGTCAAGGTACGACAAGATAAGATTACAGTCCCATTTCAAAGACCACCTTCTACAGATGTTTATGGTGGGTTTGACCAGAACCTAAATCCAAGTACACCAATTTATGCAGATACACTTACCTGTACTCCAAGCAGTTCCTATGCAACTTCTGGAGATGCCATATCGGGATGTGCTATAGCAGGAAAAATTAATCCAGGTACCCTTTAAGGGTATCTAAAAAAGGAGCCAATCTTGGCAAATACAACTTTTATAGATGGGCAGACACCTATTAAAGCATCATGGTTAAATGATGTAAATGAAGTAGTCTATAATCCCTCAGCAGATGTTATCCCCGCAAGCTCCATCATTAATACTCCAGCAGGAAATATTGCAGCTACCAATGTGCAGACTGCCATTAATGAACTTGATAGTGAGAAGCAGCCGCTGAATACACAACTCACAGCACTTGCTGGTATGCCTGCTGCGCGCGCCACTGCGCTTGCATCATCCTATCTGCTTACCACCACGATAGAAACTGACTTAAACAATATTGTCGCACCAGGAGTTTATAACGTCTTAGGGACGACAAACTCACCTCTAGCTGGTTATTGGGTATTTCTGGAGGTATTCCAATATATTAGTGACCCAACTTTCATCATGCAGCGGTGCTCGGCAATGGGGGATAGTGTCCCCCAGCAAGCCAAATCATTTCTTCGCTATCGTTACGTCGGTAGCGTCTGGTCAGCATGGCATCAGGTGAGTGGCCTGGAAGCCACCACCGCAGAAATGCAAGCTGGTACGGTAACTACGGTAAAGGGCATGTCGCCTTTTAATATACGCGAGGCGTTCAACGCAACAGGAACTGCTCCGGTTTATGCTTGTCGAGCATGGGCAAACTTCAACGGCACGGGTACTGTGGCTATTCGTGCAAGTGGGAATGTGTCAAGCATCACGGATAACGGAGTTGGGGACTACACGATTAATTTTACAACTGCTATGCCGGATGCCAACCTGTCAGTTATTGGAATAGCGCAGCGTGATTCATCAAATAATGGCGCAAATTTCACAACCCCATTCAGCACAGGGCTTAATTCAACAACCACATCAGCTAGGGTGATTACGACAGATAATCTCTTGGGGGCTTTGGACTGCCCTGTGATTTCTGTGGCGATATTCAGATAAGGAGCCAATAAAATGAACCAACTAATAATATACACCCAAGACAATGGAACATTATCCATCATCCGACCAACAGATGAAGCACTTGCTATTTATGGGATTGATGCTATCGCAGAAAAGGATGTTCCGTCCGGAAAGCCATACAAGATAATCCTTGATACCGAAGTACCTGCTGATAGGACGCAGCGCAACCAATGGACGGTAGATGATGCTGATTTAACCGATGGTGTAGGTGCCTTATCTAACGAATTCCCAGTAACTTAATATGCCAATCATATCCATAAAACCCAAATCTCAAGCCGAACTCGACAACGATGACAGCAAAGTAGCCAAAGATAACCTAACTAAACTACGCGCTGACATATTCCCAGATATGTTGGCTTTCCTTGCCACACATCCGGGGGCTCCTAAGTCTATCAAGGATGCGGCAATTGCGGCTGGTAATGAGAAAGTGAAGGTTAAACCCTAATGGCTACATCTAATTCAACAGACTTCAGTATTACACGAGATGATCTAATTAAAGGAGCACTGCGTTTATGTGGTGCATTAGGTGTAGGAGAGACACCATCTGTCGATCAGGTTAACGAGGCTGCTGTAGCCTTAAATATGCTTGTGAAGTCATGGGAGGCTGATGGAATGCCCTTATGGGCACGTACTGATTATTTTCTTCCTCTGACTCTAGGGACAGTAAGTTATACCTTTGGTATTGGGCAGACTATTAATATCCCAAAACCACTTAAGGTACTACAAGCTGTTCTACATGATACTAATTCTAATATAGATATTCCTATGCGGATTATTACAAAGGATGAGTATCTTCGTCTTGGTAATAAGGTAGTCAGTGGACAACCCATTCAAATTTATTATGATCCCCAACGGGATTCTGGTACTTTATATGTATTCCCTCCAGCAGACTCAACTTCTGTAACTTATAAACAGATTAGATTTACCTACCAGAAACCCTTTGAGGATTTTGATGTATCTACAGATACTCCAGATTTCCCACAGGAATGGTATGAGGCTCTTAAGTATGGGCTAGCTACTAGACTTGCTGGTGAGTATGGTATTATTATTGAAGATAGAAACCAACTCATTAAAGAAGCAGGTATGCTTAAAGAAAGTGCTCTTGGATTCGGGACAGAAGAGGGTAGTTTTTGGATAACTCCAGATTATAGAAAGTATTAATATATGCCAAGACGGGAACGGATGGCACCCTTCCGAAAGAACATCCGTGTTCCTTTGGTAGGCAATGCCCAACAACGCGCAACAAACCAAGACAAAGATCAGAGATT